AATAAACTTAACACTAGGCGGTATATCTATATGAATTACTTGACCTGGCGAATATTCTAAACCATTCTGAGAACTTATAGCTGTTGAAGTCTGTTTAACAGGTATTTTATTAGACGCTCCCCAAAAACCCGACATTTATTTATAATTAATATATATATATTAATTTTACAATAATAAAAATTAAATAAAAAAAAATATTAGAAAATATATTTAAATCTTAAAAAGATCCTGAACCTTGAATAGATTTAGAAGAACTATAACCTCCACTCGCTACTGCACCAGCCCCAGCAGACGAAGCCCCAGCAGGTTGAGTAGATACTTTTTCAGATTGTAATGTAGCTTTCTCCTTAGCAGAAGCTACATTAATATTTTTATCTTTTTTACCTTTATCTTCTTCTTTACCTATTTCTCCTAAAATACCTCCTGCGATTGATGATAGTCCACCGACTATATCTAATCCTAAACCTACACCAGGTATAGCAGTTGTAGCCAGTCCAGCTAATTCAGCAGTAGAACCGCCTATACTTAAATAATCACCCCATTTATCAAACTCATTTTTAGGTTTCTTATTTAGTAAATCTTCAATAGCAAGACCTCCGCCAACTACTGCACCCACGCCTCCGAAAGTTTTAGCAGTAGTGCTTAACCCTGCTTTTAAAGCTGATTTAGCCCCGCCTTCTACTAAGGCGTCAGCACCTCCGCCTACTACATCAGCTACCCTTGAACCCTCAGCACCTAGTCCTACTGCGTCTGAGGCTGTCTGTGCTACTTCTGACGCTCCTGATTCAACTGTGCTACTTAGACCAGGTGGAGGTATTCTATTAGCTACATTTTCTCCGAAATCTACTACTGCTCCTATATCATCGTCAGCGTCGCCTCCTGCTTCAATAGCTCCTGAACCTTCATTTAAACTGGGTGTTTCAGGTGTTTCAGGTGCAGGTTGATTTCTTGTTATACTTTCAAGGCTCATGTCTCCCGCACCAGCTCCGCCTATTAATGCTTTTAGTTTAACTGCCTTCTCTGCTTTTAGTGCTTCTTTACCTGCTTTAAAACCTTGTCTAACTTTATTTAATCCATAAACATCTAACGCCTGACCTCCTCCTGCTTCTGATAATCCTGTATCAGTTTTTTCTTGAACTAAACCTTTCGCTGTTGTTTTAGCTTGACTTAATTTTCTAATATTATCATCTATATTAGAATTACCTTCATTTATTTCTCTCTCAGCTTCTGCGTTAGCCATGTTATAACCATTAGATTGACTTATACCCGCTGAACCATATAAATCCATTTTATAAATATAATATATATATTTATTTTATATTATATTTATTTAATAATTTTATGAAGGATATATTTTAGTATCAAAATTAATCCACGCCTCTGCAGGGTTTTCTTGTAGATTTAAATGTAAAAATGAATATTTTTCAGAAGTAGCTTGTTTATATAATTCTCTGAAAACAGAATCACCTCCGAACATGTCCGAATATTCTTCGCTCAGTTTTTCTAACTCCTTAGCATTCTGTAATTTACCTATAAATATATTAGTAGCGTTAGATCTAATAGTAGGACTTACTTTTCTAAATAACTGAGTTGAAACAATAAATAATTTTATATTACTATGGCGATAGCGAGAAGCTAAATTATCAAGAGCAGTAGTCTTCTCTCCCAAGCAATCATCAATAACTATACACGCCGTAGGCATATCAGAAGCTTCGCCGTATTTCTGTTGACTCTTAACAAAGTTATAAATATATTCATCTTTATAATTATCTTCAACATCGCACGCTTTTTTTAAAAATCTTGAAGTTAAATCATTATTTATTGTAGTTGAAATTACCTTAGGCGGTATATCAAAGAAATCCTGACCGTAGAAATCATCATTTAATAAAAGATTAGATATAATAGTTGATTTTCCTGACTTTACAGGCATTATCATCAAAATTAAAGCTGGAGGCTGAGGTAGGTTAGGGTGTAAAGGTTTATCTTTACTGCGTGGCGGATCTATAATCTTTTTAATTGAAGGCATTTATATATATTATATATTTTTATTTTATTCTAACCATAATATATCTTTTTCAAGATTCATTTTATAACAGAAATATAAGCAGTCAAAATTACATCTATTTCCCCAGTTTTCAGGGACTACTCCATTTACTAACTTCTTAAAATTAATTCTTTTTTTAGGTATTATTATCTGTAATGTTTTATCTTTAAAAATATTTCTAAAATACTGAGTAAATAAAACCTGCTGACTGCATAACATAATAAAAGGTTTATCTAATTCTAATAATCTAGTAAATATATTTTTTTTCATAGAAAATGGAGGATTACTTACTAATATATCTCCTTCATTATTTTCAAAAAAATCTATATCTTTATGAATAACATCAAAACCTAACTCTTCTAAAAATATACCTGATTGTCCGTCGCCGTAGAAACATTCCCATATTACTTTATCCTTAGGTATTATATGTTGTATATTTTCCCATGCTGATTTAGGGGTCATATAATCATCATGTTTTCCGAATGTTGAAGTTTCATATCCCGCCATTTATATATATATATATATTTTATTTATCTGATATAAACATTCTGATGTCCTTTTAATTCACATTTAAAACCTTGATCTAAAAAAAGTTTATGTATTTTATTATAATTACATTTATCTTCATAATCAGCCTCAAAAATAACTAATCTTAATCTTTCTATAATATCAGGATTTTCATCTAAAAATGTTTCTAAAAAACCTTCACAATCTGCAACTAATACATTAAAACTTTTAACATAACAATATCTCTGTATTTCATGTAATTTAAATATAGGTATTTTAGAATCTTCATTCTCTATTGAAGTAGCTCCGTATCCGCCATAACATTCATCTAAGTTAGTTAATTCTAATTTCTTATTACTAATAAAACCTTTAACTATATTAAACTCACAATTATTACTTAATTTATTTTTTTCTAAGGCTTCCCATACTCTATCATCAGGCTCAACTGAAACCTGTAATTTCTTAAACTTACCTTTTAATTTAGAATTAATCATACATGATACCGTGCCGTATCTCGCTCCTAATTCTAAAACTCTATCATCTTCTTGTATATATTTCTGAGCTAATAACTGCTCATTAATCTCCATATAATTATTATTAATTAAATGTCCGTATTCATTAATAAATAACATTTTTATATATTATATTAGATTTTATTTTCATATAATTGACCCCATAATTTCTCGCCATCATCATTTACATAATATATATATTTATCCATTTTAAAATTATGTCTAGGCGGTCTGCAGGGGTCATTATATAATCTCTGAATATAAACACCTTTATTAGTGTATTTATTATAATGTTTTATAGATTGTAATACTAAATTATATACCTGAGATTTAGTTAGATCTAAGGCATATGAAACTTCTTTAATATCTTTATAAAAAAAATAATCACCAACTTTATCTATAACTAGCCATTCATTCATTTAAATATAAAATATTTTATTTTTAATGATATATCTTTCTATCTAGTTCTATACAATTTTCTTTACCTAATTCAAAATGGCATATATATGAATTACCATACCAAGAATGAATCTTAACCATTCTTAATTTATATAAACCATAACCAGCCTTATTCATATCTTCTATTCTTTTAGGTGTTAGATTTAACATACCTAATAATAATGATATAACACGAGGTTTTAATGAAATACATTTTTCTAATATAGGAGTTATAATAGAATATGGAGGATTACTACATATAATATCTACATTTTCATTATATTCAAAGAAGTCTCTCCCTTCTAATATTTCACTCCATACCTTATTATCAGTAGGATAATTATTATAATAATTACCGCTATTTTTAAAAGGATCATACCATATATCTGATTCTTTATAATCTATCATATTTATATGTTTAATAGTTAGTTCTGCAGGTGTAATAAATACATCATTCGCTTTATCTCTTTTCTTAATACCATGACTTATTTTAGAGGACATTTATATATATACAATATTTTATTTATCATAATTTAACATTAAATCTTGATAATCAACTTTTTTATTTTCAATATCGCTATACATTTTTTTCTGAATAATACATATAGGTGTTAATAATAGCCAGTTATCTTTACGCTGTAATGAATGATTATATAAATCTAAACTATACTGTCTATCATGAGTCTCCATTAATTTTTTAACACCTTCTTTAAGATTATCTATCCAGGTATCATAATAATGACTTTTAATAATATACGCCGTAGTTGTAAAACATTTATTAACTTTAATACAATCATTATCTATAACTGTAAAAGGTCTAAAATTATTACCGCCTAACATTAATACATCCCATTCTTTATTCATTAATTTATTTATTTTTATTTTTAATAATCTAGGTTCTATAATATCTATATCATCTTCAAATACAACTATATGATCCCAGCCTAATTCTTTCGCTTTTTTAATAACTGCAATATGAGATAATCCACAGCCTATAATCCCCATATCATTTTCAACAGCTTTAAATCTATTAGGTTTATCAATACCTATTTTTTTTAATTGTCTGATAGTATTTTTATTTCTATCATCTCGCTTCTCTAAATTAATATAAAAATGATTATGAAATACATCCATTTATATATTATTAAATAAAATAATTTTAATCTTTTTACAGATTTATAAGAAAATATTAGTATCTATTAAATTAAGTCCTCCGAAGTTTTTAGTAGTTTCTCTTTTTCTTTTACTATATTCTTGACTATATAATTTCTGTTTTTCTTTACTATATCCATTTAATTTATTTTTATTAATACATTTATCTGTGCTATTAATATAATATCTTTCTCTTTCTTTAATATTATCTAAATTACAATTTTCAACTAATTTATAATAATAATTATTATTTTTAATAATCATTTTAGAAGAGCATGTATTAGTAGCTTCACGATGTCTGCCGATTCTCTTACTTAATAGTCTCTGCTTAGTGCTACCGAAATATATATTACCGTTAGTATTATCAACAATTTTATAGATCTTACAATAAACTTTATTCATTTTATATATTAATAATATATTTTATTTTTAAATATAAACTTAATTAATTTTATAGAAATTAAAATGATGTCCCTGAAAATATAGAAGTCCCCGAAAATATAGGACTGTCCCCGAAATCCTCTGAAATAAATATATAATTACAATCAGAATAATTATCTGAATATTATTTATAATTTCTAAAACTTATTTTTATTTTTTTGAGGACTTTGAGGACTTTGAGGACACTTGATATATTTACTATCTATAATATTTTCATTTTCTTTATTTTTCATATAGTAATAACACGAGAAACTAAGAAGTCCCCGAAAAATCATAAACTTAATATTTTTGAGGACATAGTCCATATATTTTTAGGACATATATTTTTAGTTGAAACAATTATTAAAGAAATCATCATCACCATATTTAGGGGCAGGTTTCTGATATAATGAAGCGTTAATACACATATCCCTTAGCTGATCTTCTTTCTGTTTTTCTTTTTTCTGTTGTTTTCTAATCTGTCTCTGTTTTTCATGTTCTTCTAATGCTAATTTAACTGCATTCTTAGTATGAGTCTCAATATCTATATCAGGTTTCTTAGGTTTAGGTTCTTTCTTAATTACTGGCTCATCATTTACATAATCTTTTAATTCTTTTAATTCTTTCTTTTTCTTTTTATCTTGTAATTCTTTTAGTTCTTGTTTCTCCTTAGCTTTCGCCCTTCTTACTGCTAGTGCTTTTTCTCTACCTTTTCTTAAATGTTCTTTTTGAGCGTCAGTCATGGGTTTTCTTTTCTTTCTTTCTTTTTTAGGTTTAGGTTCAACAATTTCAGGGACTTCTAGGACTTCTTCTTCTGATTGATTATCATCTACAATATCTTCAATAATAGCTTTAACCTTAGGTTTAGGTTTATCAACGAAAATACTTGATTGATCTATTTTCTCCTTAGGTTCAGGCTCAGGTTCAGAGTCAACATTCTCCTCAGATAGTTCAGCAGGGTCTTCTTCTAATAAATCTGTTTCTATAACTGGGAAGATATCCATTTATAATATAAATAAATATAAAAAATATTTCTAAAACTTTTTTAAAAATTAGTAATATTTTCTGAAAATAATGTTAAAAAATAATTATAATAAAATTAATTTATTTATCGCCGACTTTTCTGATATGAAAAATAACAACTGACTTACCTGAGAGATCCGTAGCGAGAGTCTCATTTTCATTTACGAAATCTACATTAAACTCATTAATAGTTAAATCATTAGGATTATTTAATTTTAAATATAATCTTTCGCTAGGTTCATAATATAAACCTGTACCTGTTGTAGAGCCATCAACCGAAAATCTAGGTAAAGAATATAATATTTTAGATAAATTACCTTTACCTGCATTAACAGATTTATGATTGAAGTTATTTAATCTAACGAATAATGATGTATTAGATTTCATAACAGGTGGACTAGCTGAGGTAAATGTTTTTATTAAAGCGGTGGCAGGAGGCGAAGTAGTAGGAGCGTCTAAAATACTCTGATTAGGGAAACCGAAAATAGAGTCAGCACTAGCTAAACTTGTATCAGTATATAATGTAGTATCAGGCGATACTATCAATACAGGGTCATAGTCAGTAAGCTGACTTGAAGCATTAATACCTAAACATGTATATAAAGTAGCGTCTAACATATCATTATAAAATCTATTATCAACTTCAAGACCATCTGATTGATCTATATTATTTAAAGTAAGATAAGACCACCAGTCCTGCTTAGGGCTAGTATAAACAAAAGGTTCTCCTTGTCCGTCAGTAGTATGAGCTTTCATTTCAGATATAATAAACTGCTTACCTCCTACTGTTGAATCTATATGAAACTTAGGATATAGAAACCTACAAGTTTCAGCCACAGGTTTAAAGTTTTCACCCTTAGCTCTCGCAGGGTCATATTCTAAAATCTTATATTCAGTAGCACCTGCGAATAAAGATATAGAAATTATTTCATTATTTACAATAACTTCACAGTCAGTAATAGCAGAAGCATTACCACTCCAATTATAACCTAACGGTTTATTACTAGCATTATTAAATGGATTACCAGCTATATCATAATATTTAATTTCTTTCTGAGTAATACCTAATTCACCATTAGAAGGATTAGAAGAATTAACAGCATGATATAATCTGATATGGCGTTGATTAGTCCCCGAAGGTTGTTCTGCACATATTTTAAAATCAAAGAAATCAAAAGCCCTTGTGCATTCAGCCTGAGTAGATTGATAATAAAATGTTTCTCCGCCTTCAACAAACATAGGATTAGATCTACACATACCAATAGTCCAGTTAGCACCACCGACTCCAGCTAGATTGATTTTCATCCCGCCATTATTCAGAGATAAAGGTTTAGTTAGAGTAGCTGAATTATGATATTTAATACTTGTAGTATTAGCCCCGAAAACATTAGCTCTTAATGCCTTAGTAGCTGGGGTAAATGTAAGCCCCGAAGTAGGATAAGATACAGAATAATTATTTAAAAAATCATTAGCGACTAGACTAGCAGACATATCAGCTATGGGTGCGTTCTTCTGTTTAAATACGAAATCAAAACCTTTAAATCCAGTAGCATCTATATTAATATTACATGATAAATAACCTAACGCCTCAGGATTGAAAATAGATT